AACCCATACCATCCTCGATACGATGTTTTTTAACGCTATCGAGGTTCCGAGAACGATTCGTGATTTCGCACACGAATCGATCCGGCCAAGCATCAGATCGCCTTCAGGGGCTTTCTGGGGCGAAGTGGTTCACGGACAGATGATGGGAAGCTACCTCTCTTTCCCGCTCCTTTGCATCCAATCTTACCTGGCGGCCCGATGGGCCGCAAGGTTCGATGGATGTGCCCGTTTCTTGGTTAACGGGGATGATTGTATCATTTCCGCTTCCAGGCCTGTTTTAACTGAAGATTATCCGGAATCTTTTCGTTTAAACAGTGAGAAAACAATTCGGGCGGAAAACACTGTGGAGGTCAACTCCACTGTTTTCCTTAGGTCCGGGGGTACCTGGCGAGAAGTCAGGCATCTCAGGAGGGGTGGCTTTCTTCCTACTTTTTCTGGTATGCTTCACGCTGCTTCGGCAGTGCGGCATTCTGTCCTGTGGACAGATGCGTTTATACGCGCCAGAATTGGTAGAAAGTGGGGGATGCTACCTTCGCAGCTTGGCTTAACATCTCGGAGTCGCGTCGCTTGGCGACGCGAACATAAGATGCGGGCTAAGCGTGGTTATACTGTTTTGCCTGGTCAGGAAGATGTGCGCCATCATGACCTTCTTATGAAGGTTGATGGCGTCCCCGATCCTGATGAGAAAGAGGCCCTTTTGGACTTCTTTTGGCAGTATGGTCGCGATGGTGGTTGCAAGAGGGATACGTACGAGCCTAGTATCGGGCAAGTACGTAGGACCTATTCTTATCGTCGAATTCCTCGGTGGAGTGCGTTAACCTTTGTTGGGCAATTGCGCACTCCTCCGACGACGATGGGCTCTGGGGATAAATACTTGGTACCAGCCGAGTATGAATCCCAGAGGGAACAGGGGAGGATGTTGGCCCTAGAGGTGTTCCGTCGGCATGCGTGCCCGACTTGAGCATTCTAGAGTTGTTATGGTGCCCTTGCTAATTTATTAGCGTCGCGGGGCCGGAGTCCGTTAGTAGGCCGAGCCTCACCGATAGCCGTACTGCGTGTACGGAGTCGGGGAGTTTGAGGTCTGACTGAGGAGGAGCGAGGTTGGGAGAGGGACCCGCAAGTAATTGCGGGAGGATCGGCTTTACGGCCCACGCCTTTAAACCTGCTGATCGATTGCCCTTAGGGGGATACCGATCCACTCCTGCTCCGTAGAGCGTGGTTGGGGAAGGCGCCCACTTGAAAAGGTGGGGGAGTTGGCTTGAGGGCCTACACTCCTTAAACGTGCTTACCATGTACCTCAAATGGTATTATGGTACGTCCCTGCTCTCCTCGACGAGGGGTGCGAAAGCGGACTTCCGGTAGGAAGGGCTGCATTAGTAATTA